CCAATCACATGCTGCTTTCAAGTCTTGTGTGGAAGCCTCACCCGACTTAATGCGGGCGAGGAATTCCTTAGTCACAAGGTTATGAAGCTCATTAAATTGGTCTTCAGTAGCCTTTTTCTTTGTCATGATTGACGGTTAATGTATTCTTGAGCCATCTGTTCGGCTTTATTTCTGAGATCATTAATTGTCTCAGTGGTCTCCTGAATAGTGACAATTGCAGATCTGTAGTTAGAGGAACATGCCCATCGACAAAAGTCACCAAATTCTTCTGTGGTATAACGGAAAGATCTAGAAGCAGGGATAGTCCTGGCATTCCATTCAGGGTAAAGAATGTTTGAAGCAACTTCAGAAGACTCACCAATTCGGTTGCCTGATGTAGCGTAGGTCTGCAGGTAAGTTGGGTACGGCAGATCAGTATCAGGTGCTTCGTTAGTCGAGAACTTATCTGGAAATGTAAGAGTTGGAGAACTAATATCACCCATCAAAACAGTAGTTTGAGGCAGTCTTTCTAGTTCAACGTTATTGCCATTAGCATCAAAACTAAGGTAAGCAGTCATAGAGACAGCATCTTTTTCAGATCCTTGTACATAATAATCTTTAGCCCATTCACCGTTGGTGTTGGACAAAGTAATGGTTCTATTAATAGGATCAACAGAATCAATTGTGCCTGTACCAGAAATAGATTTTGAAACTGTCTGTCCAAGACCCCAAGCACCACCACTAACAGTCATCTTCGGTGGGTCGAGTGTTGGATCACCGACAACTACTACACCACCAGGAACACTACTGCTTGTCTGCAGCAAAGGAACACCATTTACTTTAATTGTCTTACCAGTAACATGTGACCATTCATCTCCATTTGTTCCATTAATAGTGGCACGAATTTTCTTCCAATTGATGTCGCCAGGAACGTTGTAAGTAATAGTCCCGTTGGCATTCCTTTTTGTTTCAAATGGAACATCATTGTCTGCGATCAAAAAGAAATCGTAATTAGAGTTGAAGTTAAAGGTAACCTCGTAAGTGATTGTATCTCCATTTTTCAAGGGGATTGCTTCAGGAAACTCGATAGTTGTTGTCCGAGGATAACCACCTCTGTTGTAAATAAGACTGGAACTGGTGTCTGAGTTGCCATCAAAGAACTGAGCCAAGCTCATAGCCCCTGCATTGGTGGTCATGCCACTTTGATAATCTTGGTTATAAACGATGTTTTGAATAACATCACCATCTTCAAAGTATTGAAGGTTGGTGTCATCTTCAAAGGTAAGGACTGGATAACTTAGGTCTTGTCCATCTGTAAGGATTTTGTCGTTGTTAATTCTAATGGCATACACTTTTACGATTCCATTAGATCCGCCTGTGTACCATCCTCTGAACTGAAGTTTTTTGAATTTAACAGGACCAGACATTGTGCGCCATGCAGCAGGTCTGCTCCCACTAAATTCACTCCAGCCAGACCAATTATCATTAAGGTCCATCCAGCGATATTCCATCATAATGCCAGCTGGAACATCTACCTCAACAAAAGCCTCAAGCTTGGTGACATCGAATGTTGTGCCAACATCATCAAAATTACACGTTATCGTACGTTTAGTGCCACTACCTGCTGTACCCATACTCGCATTAGTTGTGGTGCTACCATCAAAGATATTGGTAGGATTTTGAAGATTACTATCCGACCCTTCAACACCATCTGAGTAAGTAATAATTGCAGGAGTTGCGACATTAGTGATCTCACTTGTCTCTGCTTCATGCGTAGCAGGCGTACCATCAGCATTGACCATCGTTACTGCATCGCCGTTAGCAAACTGCAGCAAGTCCTTGTCACCAGACAACGTCAACACATTGCCAGCAACAGTAGAGATGCTGTCAGAGCGAGGTGTGACCTTAATAGGCTTAGGCGTAGCGTGAATTAGATACTGACCTTCAACAAAGCAGTTATCGGTATAAGGATCAATCGTGACGACACTACCAGTGATGTCAGAAATGGTTCCTTGACCTTGCTTAGGAGAGACTGTGGAGACTTTGCTGTCGCCAAGGTCACGAATTCCTTTGTCCACGAGGATTTTGCCGTCTACACGAATGGCGCGAATGTATGAAGCGTATGTAGAAGTTGAAACAAAATCTAATTGGCTTAAGGAAGTAACATTGGTGTCATCCCATTGTGTGCCTGTAAAGCCATTATCTGTCAAAATAATTTTATTACTATCATCTCCATTGATAGTTACCAAGTTTGATACTGTAGCCCCATTAATTTCAATAAGACTGCCAGTAATAGGCGGGTCAAAAATAAGTGTACCTGAGTTCCCACTATTGACACCAGGAACATCAGCGTTGCTGTTGTCCAGTGCTCCACTAAAGATGTTAGCGACAGGACGACCAGCAACCCAAGTGCCTGTTCGTGTTACATTGTCACTCCAAACCTCACTGCCATTGAAAGCGTCCACGAGGAGTTTGCCCCCAACACGCATAGCACGTAGAGACGGATTGGAGCTATTACCCTGTGCTGTGTATGTGCTTTGAACGCCTGCCACACAGTTGCCAACCTTATGCCAGGCGTCACTCTTTGCTGGTTCAAGTGGATCAGCTCCATTTAACTTATGCGTGGCACCTGAAGCACTGAACACTTCAAGAAGCCCATCTAGTGTTGTCCCAAGATCAATAGTTAAAGTCGCGCCTAAAGTGTTACCTTGAGCATAATCGTCCAGATTTCCGTTAAAACCTTTCTCTGGATTAGATAAACTTCCAGAACTGACACTCATTCCAGCACTCCAAACCTGACTTTGGTTTGACGCATCCCACTTGCCACCGTCAACAGTAATTGTCTTGGCTGCTACGTCGGTGGAGACTACGTGGACATTAGTAAGAGTGGCTAAATTTTGATTATTGAGGATCTTGGACCCATCAATCTTAAATTCGCAGAGACTGATTCTAACGTTGCTTGGTAGACCAGTAACAAAGAATTGCTCCCAGTTGCCAGTTTCAGGCACCGTTATTGAAAGACTACCCGCATAGGTGCAAGGGTTGGAACTACCATTGCCAATTATCTGTCCAGTCATTTGGTAGTTTGTACCATTGATGCGGACGTTGCCAATAGCGTCAGCATTTGGATAGCCATTACCAGTCCCGTTGTCGATACCTACTCGTGCCGTAAACACTTGCCCCTTGATCAGTGGCACTGGGGTTGAAATGACAAGTTTATTTGGAGAGGTATTGCTACCACTCGAAAAATATGTATCGTTAGTGACCCCTGACTGGAATACTGTGGTGAGGTTAGATGCCTCACCTGCATTAGCTCCGATGCCAATAGTCCCTACGTTTATCGTAGAGAACTCCTGTTGCACCAAATCACCTTCTTGGAACAGCTTGATGTCTTTTTCGGTTGGGAGGGTTAATACATTACTAAATTTACCGCGCAAATTCCATTTGACTACGATATCGTTATTTGTGTAGTCGTGTAGCTTAAAAAGGTTAGTTGCTGACGTAAGGGTAATAGGGACACCATCAGTTGCAAAGTAATACTTGTTATTAGGTTCATCCCAAATCCTAGTATTACCAGTACCGTTTTCAATATCAAAGATAAGCTCATCCCCAACTTCAAAAGTGCCGGTAAGGACGATAGGGAAGGAGCCTGTGCCACCTTTGCTTAAAGCGAAGGTAGAACTGTTGCCATCGATAAGATTTGCAGAGGAGCTATCCCATCCACCTGACGATCCAAGATTAGGGTAATCAGGAACACCGTATCCAGAGGAGACAGAACTAATCGTATCCGTCTCAGGCGTATAGCTTTCATTAGCTTTAACTACATCAGCAACTTCAAAGACACCATCACCAAGGTTAATATCACTATTCAGTGTTAAAGCAACTGAAGAAGAGCTAGTACCTGGGTAAGGGTTAGAAGTAATCAGATCTGTACCAGCCTCAATACCAAGAGCACCAGTCACCTCAGCACGAAGCTTAAGTGTGGTGGGTTCTTGATCAGCAGTAACAGTTGTAGTAAAAGAGTTGCTAGTAAAACGTGTACCGTTTACAGCGTCCTGTGTCAGAACAACATTACTAATAGTAGGTGAATCAGTAGGACCACCACCAACATCAGAACTAGCAACTTTATAATTAAGACCAGTAGAAGGACGATAGACAACAAAAAGATCTTCGTCTTCTAAGGTAGATCGGTTAGAGTTAGCAACAGCTCCAGTTGTTCCTGTTGCAGCCTGTTGTACGGTAAACAGGTCATCATCATTAAGAGTACTCATGGCAACAGGGGTAACGTGG